TGTAAGAATGATAAATAGCCTTAAATATCCCTCCAGTAATTACTCCATCACCTACATTAATCCACTCATCAGCCTCATACGGATAGAGTTCAGAAGTAACTATCTCATAAACCATAGGAGCATAATCTCTATGCCAATATCCGCATGGAATGTGATCATCTGTTATTGGAGGCCCACTTAGTGGATAATCAAAGTGAGGGTCATCAGCAGATGAAATCCAAGTTCCCTCATTGTACTGAATCTTATTACCTTCAACTTTGATCTTAAAATTCTCAATAGGAACATTCCATGAGGAATCCTTATTAAAGTTCCAACTACTTTCCTTAGCATCTTCTTTCCATCCCATAACTACACCTGAATGTTTCCAGCAAATACTTGCCCATTATAGTCACAAAGGGTCTTACAAATGGGTAGTGTAGTACTTAGTGAATAAGTTCCATTAGAAGGATTTCTAGTAACACTTACCTTGCCATTAGAGAAGTATAAGAAATTATAGTAATCAACACAAGTCCAAAGTCCATCACTCTGGGTTACAACTATCTTACTCACCAGAGACCCACTAGTTAGTTCAAGAATCTCTAATCTATTACATACTATCAAATACTGCTTATGAGCGAATATCTGTGGAAATGGAAAATCTGCAAGATCAATTAGAGGGTCTGCCATTAATGCAGAAGCACTTATATTATGTGTAGATAACACTCCCTCGTAACCAATCCCACCTTCACACACCGTGAGTAGTGGATTATTCCTAGGATTATTACTGGAAGGTCTCAATCCCTTATTTATCACATCTCCTGGAAGGGTTAATGTGAATTGGCCATTAGGTAATACTCTCATAATATGCCATTATCAGTGAAGGTTAGATCTAACTTGGACTTAGAAACAGACCCCATATCTAATGTATCCTTAAGTTCAATCTGTTTTTTAATAATAGGAACAGAAAGTTCCAGTACTCTCTTAAATGATGCATTAAGATTCTCACCCTCAACCTTACCTACCACCTGTCTAACAATCTCAGCATGATTCTTAAAGGATGGATTATCCTCCATAAACTGCCTCTTCAACTCAAACACGTGGGATTGTGTAGTAAGAAGGTTAGATATAATATCAGGAATAGCCTTATACACTCTCTCTATGGTCTCATTAATAATACTTTCACGCTCTTCTATATTCAACATAGTATCACCCATTCATCTGATCTATTTGAGAAACATCCTGCTCTATGGAATCTTTCTCAAGATTAACAAGTTCAGCTTCAATAAGAGCATCCCACGAAGTAGCACTCTTAGAACCTCTGTACATAATTTCAAGATGCCTAAGAGCTGCCATGATTAATAGGTCTGGATGCTCAACTGTCCAGAAGTTTTCTTCTGTATCACCTGATAATTTATGATTATAGAATAGCCCATTAATCTCAACACCATAATCTCCGTCAGCAGGAGGTAGTAATATAATCCCAGTGTAAGAAGGATCGTACGGAGAGATAGTATCAATATAACTTTGCAAAGTGGCAGAATCAGTTAATGGAGTAGTGTTATCAGGAGAGCGTCTGAAATTAGTAGGATAACAGAAAGATGGCCTACTAGGAGTCATACTACTCAATGGTGAAGTGTACATATTATCTGTAAACTTCTGATGCATAGCCTTAAGTTTATTAGTATCCAAAATCTCCACTGGAATTCTACTATCAGAATTCATAACCCATACTGCTTGAATAGCTCTACAATCCTTAAACTTAATCTTATACGTCCCTGCTGTAATATCAAGGAATACCTTCCCAACTGTACCACCAACTCCTATCCTTCTCTCTAAAGACCTTTGAGCCATGTTGATATAGAAATTAGCTCCATTATCTGCAAAGGTAGTTACATTAGATACAAGATCATATCTACCAGAGATAGTAATAAACTGTGTTCTTATTCCAAGTAGATTCACCTAATCCTCCATCATGGTATCTAAATCTTTCTTAGTAGGTTGACCACTAATCTTATGATATATATCTTTGGCATGAGTTAAATCTGGTAATATAGCATTGTTAGCAATATCTGACGCAAATTTAAGTTCTGGTGAAGTTTTAGAATTCTTAGCTATAGTAGCCTCTTGTCTATCTATAAAATTCTTCAACCCATCTATGGATATCTCAACTCCTCCATCATATATTATACCATTTTTAACTGTAAATCTTTTAGCCATGATGACAATCCCTATATGACATTATGGTACATAGGAATGGATGGGGCCCCTATGACCCCACCCACTACTCTTACATTCTTACAGAGAGTTATTAACTCCAATACCATTCAAGTAGCCCCATCCATCAGGATGATGATACTCTAATCCGCCCTCAGTAAGGAACTCCTCTTTAATACCATCTCTATTAGTCCATCCACCTTTCTTCATATTAGGATCTTCTTTATAGAAAGTATCATCTATAAACCGGAATTTCAAATCCTTAGGCTCAAATACCACAAGAGAATTCCTAGTAGTAACCTCATATGAGAACAATGGGTGTCTAATAAGATTAATCACACCAAATGCAGTAACCCATCTAGTAACTTTGATTCCATAAGAAGTTGTTTCAGAAGTGTAGTCAAAATTCCCTCCATTCTTAATCAACTTATTAATTCCCAAGAGGGCTCCTGAACCTGCAAATGCCAGCTTATCACCAGATCCAAAACGGAATATCTGTTCAAGCTGAGCATCAAGCCATTCCTCGCCAGATGCAAGCCATGTGTCAGCAGAGAAGTCACTGTCAAGAGAGAAATCCTTAACCAGACCTCCAGTAGTAACTCCATTATACCCGCCTTTAATGGCAGGGATCAGGCCAAGAGTTGTACGCTCAGGCTTACCATTGTCACCAGTACGCTCTGAAGGTACACCGAACAGCATAGCCTTTTCCATCTCAATGGAGTGCATCTCAAGACATTCCCTCTTAGCCTCTTTATACTGCTCACCAGTTCTGAGCCGAGTCTTCATGGCAGTCCTAGTCATTTCAAGAGGAGTACGGAAAATCTGAGTGTAATTGTACCACTTGGTAGGGTCATAACTAATAGCATCAGGCATAGCAGCACCTTCAGCATTAATGTTACCAATAATCAGGGCCGCATCACAATCACTCAAGTCATGAGTAGATGAATTATTATCTGCCTCTAACAAAAGACAGGCAATATAAGAAGATGCACCATTAACTACTCGTGAAGTGACCTTTGCATTAACATCTACAGTAAGATCAGAAGCATCACGAAGAAGCACCTGATGACCTGCTCTAAAGTAAGCTACATCAGCAGCACTCATCTTAATAAATAAAGTATCCCCAGCAACCCCACCAGTAGTATAAGCAGTGCTTAATCCAGACTCAGTATAAACACCAGTCACAGTGGCACGCTGAGTAGGCAGGCCCTTAGTCCACCAGTTAAATTCAGGATCATCCACTTTCTCACTTCCCATCTTACTCAAAATAGCAGTAAGAGGGGCATCACCATTCGGGTAACGATAGAGAATCATTTCTCTCCAACTCTTTGGACGTTGATCTGTTACCCAATCACCTGTTCCACGCATTCCTAAAAACGGCATAATATTCTCCTTTATCTTTTACAATTAAGCAGCATTAGTTACAAGTTTAAACACACAAGATTTATTAGTTCCTACATTAACATAAAGACCTGAAGTTCCACTTGCTACATCAGTATCTATAAAAAGACATCCCTTAGCATAGACAGTTCCAGCATTTGCAGGAACAGTAGTTCCAGTAGCAAGAAGATACTTACCTAAATGGTCTTTCAAAATAACACTAGTACTGTCTGATTTCACAGTACCTTGCATAAGTTCATCTATAAACTTCCCTTCACCACTCATGATATTCTCCTATATTAATCAGATGCAAAATCATCAAGCTGAGCTTGTAATGCAGATTTCTTAATCTCTCCACCTCTTGAAGCATTACTACCACCTGGAAGAGTCGGTCTAGCTTTCTCACCAGTAGGTTTAATACTATCAGGAATATTAAGTGCCTTCTTAGACACTTTGGCAGATTCTTGCAAAACCTGAGCTACACTCCAATCTGGATTCTTCTCAGCAATATCGTTAGCCACATTTCCTACAAACTTACTAACAGGTAGCAGTTCAGGGTAGGAGTCATAGAATTGCTTTCTGACTTCTGCCATACTCTGCTGTTGGTTTAAGATGCTAGGCACAACTCCCTGGATATGATTCACAGTTGCTGTACTGGCACTAAGGAGGGCCTTGGAAATAAATTCCATGAACTTCTCCTTACTCTCCATAATCTCATCAAAGTCAGTATTATCTACTAAATCCTTAAGATTGACATTTGGAACTATGGGGGCCTCTACACTTTTTGGAGCAGATAGAGTATTCACCAACTGGGTGAGAGCTTCTATTTGTCCCTTAAGTGTTCCTATCTCACTAACATCTCCACTCTCCTGCACTATAGCAACTTCCTCAGTAGGCGCTTCTCCCTCAAGAGTCTTCCCTTCATCAGTAGCACTATCTGCAGAACCTTCTTCTTTTACCTCCCCTTTATTACCTTCACCTACACTATCATCCTCTTCATTAACTTCAAGTTCAGTTACAATATCACTTTCACTTGTGAAGTTATCAAATGCCTCTTCCATACTGACAGGGACCTCTGTCGTATCAGTAGTTGAAGTATTCTCATCTTCCATGCTATTCTCCATCCTTTTTAGGTTCTAATGCACTTTCTGCATTGTGTTGTAAATCTGTGAATATCCCACCTATCACCCTAAGTAATGCCAAAGCTCCTTTGGTTTCTAAGTATTTATCTTTAGGACAAGTTTCATAAAAGTCCCTCATCTCTTCTATTCTAATCTTAATCTCCTCAAGAAAGTCATTATACATTACTGTTTTCATAAACTCTTCAAACTGTACAGGGGACGCCTTTGGTACGTAGTCTCTACAAGGAGCAAGAATAGTATTTAGAAGTTCTTCTTGTTTCAAAATAGTCATGTTAAGCTCCCTGATTAAATGGGACTAAATTACCTTGCTGAACTTGTGCAGCCACAGCTTCATTAGGCATTTGCTTAGGCTGTATGTCACCACCTCTTCTAACAAAGGAGTTAACATCCTTAGCTCCAAGGTTTCTAGCAATGTGAGTAAAGATTCTAACCACATCAAAATTCTGTGCCAGTTCTTGATTACCTGCTAATATTTGAAATAGCTGAAGCCAACTAGAAGAATAGTTCCCTCCTGGTACGGAGCCATCTCTGACAATAACATCATAGTTTATGTCAAGATCTGCAGGGCTGACTTTAATCCTTCCCCTATCCATAGTCCCACCATACTCTTTCATCAGAACATCTTGCCACTCACCACTTAACTTAATATAAGACTCTACTTCCATCATCTGCTTATTATGGTAGCCGAAGAAGGTTCCTATATCCTGCATCCCTTGCATACCAACTACTTTGGCAATTCTCTCTAAGCGATTAATCCCTCCACCCATAGTTCCTTGGAACTCAGCAGAGGTTAGACGATCAGGACCTCCTTGCCTCAAACTCCCCTGCATAGATGCATCAGCACCACTAATTCTATCCATCCACTGGACGATCCAAGTAGAGTCAGCCACATTACCTCGAGTAACATCACTAACATTCAATTGAGCTGCTACGTCCTTAACTCCACGTCCCCAAGCAGGGCGACGTAACCTGATTAGTTTTCCCTCAGAAGGGTTCTTAAGGTCATTAGAATTAACTTGATATGGATCGTAGATGATCATATCATGTATAGCCTTCCTCACATTAGCTACATGACTATTAAACATGAAGTCCAAAACTCCCTGCATACCATGGAGAATTTCAATCCTAGACACAGGAGACATAGAGTAGCCATCATAGTCAGGGGCTATAACACTCACTGGGAATCTATTGTGGATTAGATTAGCAGGTCTTGCTGCCAATACTACCTCATCACCCCCCACTTCAAAGTACCACAGCTCAGGATACTCACTCTCACCTAACTTCCAATCTTTAGGAATGAGTTTAATGAACATCTTAATAATGTCCATAGAATTAGTGACATTATCTGAAGTGTTATTCCTAGAAGTAATCCCACTTTTTGTCCCACGTCCTGAATTGTCACTGTGAAATATACAAGTCCTCTTCCCAATAAGCTCCTTCATATACTTACCATTGAAGGAATCTTTGTCTAAATTCTCTTTAGATAACTGGTTCATCAAATTAGTTGGAGATACCCATCCTACATACTCCCCTGCCTGAGGTGAATGGATAGGAACATTAACATCTGGTAAGTATAGATATGGGTCTACATTCTCAAGAGCGTTTCCCTCGAAGACAGTAACATCCTTAGTTACTGGAACCTTCCTACCACCAAATCCAAGAATCCCACCCTGATTCAACATGGTAGTAACAGTACCAGTCTCCTTAACCCATGTAGGAGTGGTTACTCCAAACCCATAAGCAAAGGCGTCTCTAGCCTGAGTGTGAAGATTCAATCCCACCTTATTCTTAGTACACTGAAGTGATATTAACTTCTCTAGTAAGAT